TCCTTATCAAGTCCGTCTTGCACAAAGTTCAAAATCGCCTCTTCCGCTTTCTTGTCACGGTCAATGTAAAACCGGTACAACAATTCCTCTGCTTTGAGTGCTCTGTTATAGTTCATCTCTGCCTCCGCCTTAAAAGAAACAATCCGCCGATCTGCATCGATGAATTTGCCGAGTGGCTTCCATTCCATCGGCATTCTTGAAAACGGATTCCACGCATGAGGTTTCCATTGCAATGTTCCGCCACACTGTGAACACATTATGTATGGGTCGATTGCAATATTACCGTCGCTGTCAATTATGGCGATTTGGTATGCCCACCGACCTGAGTTTGTCTTTGTTCGTATTACAATCTCGTCTCCCTTGTGCTTCTCCAGGGGAAAGCGAGCATCGTCTATGCTTATCCATCCGTTTTTGTCAGACATAAAACCTCCAATAAAACCAGGCTAACAAGGCGCTTAACTCGGATTGCGCAAACTGCCGCGCAACCGGTTAGCTTGGTCGATCTCTTTCGTACAGCGGACCATTCAGCACAACGAATGCAACGTGTTGGCCCACCAGGAACGAGTGGCTGCTGCTGCGGCCTGTCACGCGCCAAGCGGCTTCCGTCTCGCCCAGCCACAGCAGCGTCAGGCGGGTGGTATTCCACCATCCGTGGCCGCCTACCATGCCCTCAATGGTGTCACCCACCTTCAGGCCCAGCGCGCGGCATTGGTCAGCCACGCTTCCGCGCACGGTGCGCACAGAAACGGCGCCTAACTGGTCGCTCCAGCGGACCTCCAACGGCCCGGGTTGCGTTGTCTCGTTCATCGTTGCCTCTCCTGCGGGCCGTTGGGTCCGCTTAGCTTTGCGTTATGCCTCGATCTCTACTTCAAACGTCAGTGTGTTTTTTTCTTCATCATTTTCTATGAGTATTGCTTTTGGCGGAACCTCTTTTAAATCTTGAATTATAGAAAACGCCGTGCTTCCTTCATGAAAAGAAACCTCGTGCTTGGTTCGTATTACTTTTGTTTCAATCAACTTTTTATACATAAATTACCTCTACCTCCCATAAAAAGCATAACAAGGCGCTACAGAACCGACCCGGCGGGTCTGGTGTCGCTTCAAGCGCAGTGTTGTTTATTTCGTCTTTACCGTTTTGCATATTCTGTGTTACCTATCCGCCGGGCGGCTGAGCTTTGCGTTAGACCTCTGGTTATCGCCCGTCCGTTTGAGCAAAATCGTTACAATATCGCTCTTGGTCAGCATCTCGCCGGAATCCAAGGATCGCTCAAGTGTGCGATAGTTCAGGTCGTGTATCGCCCGGTGGCAAGCAACGCATAAGGTGGCAATGTTTTCTTTCGCGTTTGCGCCTCCCTGCGACCGGAAAACGATGTGGTGCGGATGGGCCTGTTCTTCTTCCACGTAGCGGCCGCACCAGACGCAGCAATGTACGTCCCGCTCGTAGCACTCGTGGCGAATCTTGGCCCAATCGACTTGAGAAAGTTTCGCCGGCTTGCGTTTGGGGGACATCATCCGCCATCCTCCACCGCCCGCGCCTCAAGCTCATGCGCCGGTACGCCAAGGAATTTCGCACAAATGTTCTTCGCCTCCTCGTACTTCAGATTTGCCTCGGCCTGTTCCATCTCGTCAAACGCAAACGAACGAAGCTCGAAAAACACCCGGTTCCCGTTGACTATTACCTCGTCCTTGAAAAACCTCATCGCCATCTTAACGTTGCGCTTCACCTTCTCTGGCGTGTCCCAATCTGGATTCTCTGTGTTCGCCGCAACATGCCTGAACATTGCGTGAACCCATTTGTTTTGCAGGACAGACCGTGGCCGCTTGTGTCCGGTGATCTTGGCGCGGACGATCTGATTTATTTGATACGCCCGCGCCTTTTCCTCGTCTTCAATAGACACGATTCGGAAAGTGTTTTTTGACTGTTTTTGCATGGCTACGTCTATCAATCCGCCACCCTCAAATCAAAACGGAATGTCGCCTTCACTGACACCATCTTGCACCGTAGACCCGCCCAACAGCGCCGCCATCGCGTTCAGCGAACTAATGGCCCGCTGACGGTTGCCCAACTCGATCTTCCAGGGCAGCGCCTTCTCAGCCGGCAGGCGCTCACCGTCCTTGAAAAACTGGGGGAATCCCCACTTCATGTAAGTCTTGCCGTCCTTGCCGATCTCCACCGCGACGATGCTCACCTTGCCCTCGTATTCCTCCAGGGCATAACCGCGATGATAGTTCTCGTCTGACTCGACATAGCTTCCCGGGATAATTGGCATCACATCTCCTTTATCTTCGCCTCAAGCTCCAATAGTTCTCCCCAAAAACCAGCAACAGCCGAAGCAAGATCATTGATATATTTCTCGTCCCGGTAAACCCGCTTCACGAACAGGGGCAGCTTCGGCCAGTACGATACAAAGTCGCACCATTCTCTTTCAGACACCCAAAGCCCACCTTGGACTTGCGCCTTGTGTTCCGAGGGCAATTCACCCAGTAGTAAAACGTCAATTTGCAAGTGTGGCAGCTTGGATTTGATCTCGACAAGACCGCTTTCGCCAACCACACCATCAGGGGAGTACCCGGCCTGGAAATCGACGTTCCGAATGAACCCGACCTGCTCGACTTCAACGTCATTCTGAAACTCGTACAGGTTTCGCGCTTCTTCTTCCATGACATGCCCGCGTTCCATGTGCGCGTTGGAATACGACTCCTGGCACTCCCCGGTAAGCCGCTCACCAATCAGCTTGAGCATGTACGTTCTCCTGGTCTTGCCCTGGCCCTTCGCCAGAACATCCTTGAAGCACGATGCCGTTGGGATTCCGAGTCGGCAGGCAAACCATTCATCGGTCCCTTGCTCAAAGTTGAATGTCTCGATCATTTGCGCTTCGCCTCAAGCAGCTTGATAGCTTCTTCGTAACGCGATGCAGGCATGTCGAAAATGGAGTTGATCTTGAAGAACTTAAGAAACTTCTTGTGGTCGGCACCTACTTCGGTTGCCAGGGCCGAAAGGTTAGCCCCCTGATCCTCGGTGATCGTTTCGGCCCCATGCCCGGCATCGTCGTCTTGCTCGTCTGCCGCCAAGCCAGCCAACGCTAAAAGCGTGTATTTTTCAAGGTAAGACTTCGTTGACCCGATAGCCTGGATCGCGTTCTTTGACCCGCTTGTATCCGCCGCCGCACTCAGGCTACAGGACTCCGAGTGACCCATCACATGGGTAATGGTGCAGGTCACTTTGATTTGCCCGTTCTGATCGGTCTTCCATGACGCGGAAAGGCCGTGTTTGGACAGGGCCTTGCCGATTACCGCAGCAACCTGGGCGAGATTGGCGTACTTGTACCCCTTATTCCCGCCAAAGCTGGCCTCCTTGTTCTTGATGATAGTCGGTGGGTCAGACTTAAAAGCCGCCATCGCCTCGACATACGCCTTCTTCGCCTCGTTCGCTTCCCAACGCTCCTGAAGCGCCATGAGCCGTTCCAACTTGTCCAAGTCAGCGCCCTGTGAAACCGCCATGTTCAACATCGACATGGGGGTTACTTGCGCCGGAACCGCGTTCCCAACAACCAACTCGCCGCTCGCATTGTCCACTTATCGCCTCCTTGGTTTCTTCCCGCCCCGCTTCCACCAAAGCCTCAGCCGCCTTCGCCACCGCGTCGGCACCGTAGCGCCTCACAAGCTCCATAATCTCAGCCTCAGTTGGCGGTGCCATAAAGCTCCAGTACGTTCCCCTCGGGCCTGAAACGCAGCCGGTAGTCATCGCCAACCTCGTCCTGCCGCTGCCAATAAGCATCCTCGGCCTTCTCGTCGGCAATACGGCGGACGCGAAAGCCGATCCCACATGCTCATAATCCCTCCTGTCAGGAACACCTGTCATCCTGTTGCCGCCAATACGCCTCCTCGGCCTTCTCGTCGGCAATCCTCCTGGCGTCCTCAGCGTGTTCAAGGCAAGCCTCCACGATGCTGTCGTGGTACTCGGCCAGGACCGCCTTGTGGATTTCCTCGGACACCGGGATCTGGCGACCGCCAATGAGCAGGTCGAACCAGTTGACCGTGACTTCGGCGGGCGAACCGGGATAGTCCCTCGTTTGAGGTTCGGCGGGGGCATAGTCGTAGTACACGACGAGTTCGCCCTCGATGTAAAACTTGTCCATCCTCATGCC